AAACGTTTTGTCTCAATATCGGCCAATCTTTTAATTTCAGCTTGATCAGCAACGTCTTGGTTGTAGGCATTAACATCTCCGTTGTATTGCTGCATAACGGCGTAACTTGGAAAGCCAAGCAATGCAGCTTCTGCTTCAAGCCTCTCATTCCTCTCCTCTTCAGTCTCAACGTTAGGAGGTGGAGGAGGAGGCAGTGGCTTCTCTGGTTCAGTCTCAACCGGAGGTGCGGGGGGTGGTATATCTGTTTGGCGCTGTGGAGGAGGAGCTTGGGTAATTTGCTGCGTAGGCCGCTCAAAAAATTCTGGTGGCGGGGCAGCTTTAGGCGCAGCTATCTCAGCAGGAGTGACTTCAGCAGGAGTTTCTACAACCTCCTGGGCAGCAGGCTCTTTATCTACCGGCTTGCTTGCTTCAACATCACGAAGGTAATCTTCAACGTTGCCGTTGTATTGCTCCATGGTGTAGTAATCAGGAAAACCACTGATGATTGCTTGAGCTTCAAGATCGTCTTGTGCTGATTGATTACCAGTTTTTAAAATATTATCGACAGGTTGCTCATCGCTTTTTTTGTCGGTAGGTAACGATGTATCAGTAGATACGCCAGCATTTATTCCAAAATCTGGGCGCGACTTAGCTGCGCTGATGGTGGTGCCTTCGTCGTTTTGACTTGAGTATTCATAGCGATAAGGAGTACCAGGAAGAATAGGATCGTAAATGGCTGTATAACCAACTTTCGTTCCATCTGGAAGAGTTTTCGTAATTCGACGGCTGTAAACAGTAGTGCCGTCATCTTGCAATTCTCCAATTACATCTTCCGCGACCTCACCATCACGGGGCTGCATTTGAGGCATTGCCTCAACATACTTGGGAGTCAAGCCGCTTGGCCCTGCAAACGAATCCCCTGAGCCACCCAAAAGAATATTTTCTATATTTTCACTGCCAATGTTCTCTGGCGTGTAAGTTGATCCAGTTAAATTATCTTCAATTGGCAATCCAGTATCAAAATCAATTGCAACATTACCTTTGTTTAAATTAGCATAAAAACCATCATTAAAATTTGCAGGTTTATTGTCTGTATTTGCAGTTTCTCCGGCGGTCAAGTTTGGTGCGTTGACTGACCCAGCCACAATATCTGCAATCTCTTGGTCTGTGGCTGCATCACCAGTACCAGCAACATTAAGATTGGCGGCAGCGTCTTCGGTGTGCCTTCTTATTGCATCAACTTCACCTTGACCAATTTCTTTGGATGAGGCCGCAAGTAATGGGTCGTCCTTGAGTGCCTTTTGCACACTGGACGTAAGGGTACTCATTAATGTGGAGGTCAAGACCTTCTGGGCATCTGCACCCATGGCAATCTGGCCTACCGCCGCGCCTAGTTTTGCTCCAGCATCACCGCCAAGCTCTTTGCCAACCGTGCTGCCAATGCTGGATACAGCAGCGTTTAAAGCAGCATCACCAACATCACCACCCAACAAAGCTGTAGTTACTGCGGCTGAAGATGCTGAAGTGACGGCGTTGGTAACAACCTTGGCATACTCCGCATTGCCCATTGCATCGGCAACAGTTTTGCCTATGGTCCCGGCAACAAGAGGAGCTACACCAGCGCCTACAGCGCCTTTAATTGCTCCGTCTGCAAAGTTGCCACCCGACAACTCTGCCATGGTTCCCTGAATGATTGCGGAACCCACAACTTGAGAGATAACTGTGGTGGCAGCAGTGCCGGTTAAGGCTGCTCCAATTGCCCCGCCAAGCCCTGGCGCAAAGGCTGAAAGCGCAAAGCTGACGATGGGCATGATGTGCCCTACATCGCTGGTGGAATTGCCTGCCTGCGTGTAAAAGACTGGGGTTCCATCTGCTCTAAATTGCACTCCAAAGCCAGTGCTATCTTTGCCAGCGTAGGTGCCGCCAAAGATATTGCCGTACCGCTGGTCGTAATCAGAGCTTATGGGCTGCTTTGTTTCCTTATTACCCAAAACTTCCTCGTACACGGGAGTGTTGGTCATAAACCTGTCTACGCGGACAAACTCACCGATTGCCTCGTCATAAACATCATACCCCTGGTTTGAAATAGTGCTGGGGTCTACCGGGATTTTGTTTTCTGAGCGGACAACCTCTTCGCCCGCTGGCTTGGAGGCATCCCAGACATGTTCAAAGGTGTAATAACCCTTGGATGGGTCGGCGGGGTCATTTGGATATACGGTAGAAGGCGCTTGGCCTGCGTAGCTGGCAACCTGTTTAAACTTACCAAACTGATTGATGTCAGTAATGCCGATGCCAGCAAGCATCTTTGCCATCTCTCGGGCATTGGCTTGGTTTGAGCCATATCCCTCTCCACTCCATTTAGAAGTGGTGCCTTGACCAAGAATTTGATCTACCAGCTTTTGGATGTCTGGGGCTGGAGATTTTTCTGCTTGTCCTCCGGTTTCATCACGGATGGAGCCAACAGGAAATCTTTCATTATTGTCAATTGTCCTGTCAATATTTTCCTGGCTTATTGTTAACTTCATATCAACCAATCTTCCAGTTTGTTCCGTCTGAATAGACGGGAACCTTGTTGGACCCGCCGCCAGCCACAGTAGATGCAAAGGTTGTTGCGTTGGCGTCAGAAACAAACGCCCGAGCCCCTGTGCCAGAGGTTGCTGCGCTTGGTAGAGTTGCCACTGTATAGACTGTGGTTGGGGGAATAAACCCACTTCCTGTATCTAGCTGTCCCAAGATACTCTGCAAGCGAGTGAAGTACAACCTCAAGACGCTGTTTAACTGATCCTGGTATGGACGTTGATACTCCTCTGTCGCTTGCGGTAAAGCAGGCGGTGCAATTCGTTGAAGCTCAAAGTCTGAGGTAACAATCATCTGCGTCCGTCCAGTCTCATGTCTACCCTGGTGGAACCCAACTGCCAGTTCACACCCAATCCAACAGATTCAAACTTAATTGACATCTGACGGGCGCGTACCCTAGTAAAAATCTGTCCAGTAAACTCTTCGACTGGCAGGGTTGCAATTCTCGTGATGCTTGAAAAACTGCTGGTAGCCACGGAGTGGTTTGAGTCGGTTGGCTTGTTGACCAAATAGCCTGAGCCAGAGTTTTTGAGCGGCAACAGATACATGGTGGCGCTTGGTGAATTTACCGTAGAACCATCAAAGGTAACGTCAGGCAAAACACGCCACACAAACATAAAGTTGTGACCATCATCCAAATCAAACTGCGCAGAAGTGATCGACGCAGTAATTGGCAAGGTGGTAGCCGTAGCGTTGTCGTCCAGCCCATCCTCTTGATTTACAAGGTTGTTGTAATACGTTGCTGCCAACGGGTAATCACGCAGGCCGGAGTCTAGCCATGCGGTCCGGGCTAAGTTGCCGTAGTACCACACCTCTTCAAGGTAGTTGTAAATGACATAGCGGTCAATGTCGGTTGATCCTTCAGAGCAATAGAACCACCATATCTCATTAAAGCCTTCGTTGGTTCCCGAACACACCTGTGCGTACTGCGAGGTGTTGATGTCTTCAAATACATACCTGCGCAAGTCGCAGTTCAATGTCTGCGTCCTGCCATCGTATTTGTAGAACTTGTCTTTGCCCATCCAGTAAGACACACCAGTGGCATAGGCCACGGCGTTCTGACCGACTATGGATATGTTCTCGCCAACAATCTGCGCACCCCAAACAATGGGTGCGCCAACGTACTGGAGGGAATACAAGGCTGCGTCTGTCCACACCAAGACCTCTTGGCGGGCTTGGGTGGCCGTGACAATCTCAGAACCGCGAGACAGTCTTAGAAAGCCTGCTTGGTTGGTTGCCAGTGGTCCCCAGGTGTAAGGGTCTTCTTGATCAGACCAGCGAATCAACATTGGGTCAATCGTGGCAGAACCGTAGTCATTGCACCCAAACGCAAATACAAACCTGCTGATGTCAGAAACCAACAGGTAGTTCTGCTGCGTGGGTACATCTGTTGCACTACCAAAATCAGCCAACTCGTAGCCATTTGACAAAATTCGGACAGTACCTACAGCCGCAACGGTAACGGCAATAAGCGCCCCAGAGGGCGTCAGTGATATGTTGAACGACGAACCTGAGACGTTGCGAACGTAATACATCTCGCCGGGAAGGATGCCTGCGGGCAAGGTTGCTCCAGCGTCCGGCGCAAAACGCAAAGGCGTGCCGTTGGCATACTCAGCAGCGGCAGTAATGACGGTAGGTGTAGCCACCGTAGCTGTAAAGGTAATTGGCGTGTATCCCGAGGTGGCGTCCCAATAATATATTGGACCTCCGCGTGGGCCAAAGACCAAATCTTCACCGAAGTTTTGTTGGCTCCACAAGCGAATAGCGTCCGTGGATGCTGCACCCACACCCCAGGCACCAGCACCCCATGGGCCAGCACCCCAGCCGACCAGCGGAACCACATAGGCAGGGCCAACATTGACTTGATACAGCGCATACACAGTACCACCGCCTGGGCCAGCGGTCGATGTCGCGTTAGCACTGGCTGTGATTGTGTAAGTGGTAGCGCCCGTGACTGTAATCTCATATTGACCAAAAATGGTCAAACCACCCACTGCCGTAGCGCCGTAGAACGTTACAAAGTCTCCGTCAATGTATCCACCGTTGGCGTCTGTAACTTCAACGATGGGAGTGTTGTTGAATGTTCTGAATGGATTAGTTAATGTGACCTGATCACGAAAGGGCGTAATGTCGTTGTATATACCTCCGGCTTCAAGATAGAACTTGAGGTTGGTGCCAACACCAATCAGGTTAATTCCGCCAAGAGTTACCCAGTTCCACAATGAGCGGCAGATGCCTAAAAAAGTAGATGCAGAGGTGCGTGTCCAGCCGCCAATTTTTTCAGGCGTGCCTTGGCGAAAGCGAACTTTCTCACTCTCATACCAGCCCCCTTCGTTGGTATACCGCGTGTTTTCTCGGTTTACACCGGGACGAATTGCAAGTTTTTTAAGCGGCATAAGCCCTCACGCCATGTCTGTTGACTCAGATTTGATGCTTGCAAGCCTTCGCATCCAGCCTTTGCCAAACGTATCAAAGGTATTTAAACTCTTGTAATGAGCTTCGCGCAACGCGCAGAATGCCTCAATTATTTCATCTGCGGGCTTTGATGTCACGGCACTTATCGTCTTGGGTCCGATCTGACCATCGACAGTCACTCCAACAGCCTGTTGAAGAAATTTACTAGCGCGACCAACGCCAGCATTGACAGCAGCATCGAAAACGCACAGATCAACCCCAGCAGGAAGGTCGTCCCCAAATACAACGTCCCAATACTTCTTCTTGTAAAGGGGGGCAACCATTTCAGGCGTGAGAGCCCGCATGTCAGATTCCTTTGCAGGCTTGTGAGTCCATTCTTCCCATACACGCTTGGTCACTCCTAAATTGGTCATGCCGCCGGGGTCAGACGGATGATTTACAAAACCGCCTTCATGCTTGAGGATGTGTTTAAACGCCTCATCCCAATTTTGCTTCATTTTATTTTCCCGAAGATTTAGAAAGCAAATCCGTCTTGGCTTGTGAGCCAGCAGACGAGCCAAAGTAATAAGCAATGATGCCCGTCCACGCTGTACCAAGTGAACCAAGCATCATCAGAATGGCCGGATTGCTGCTGTCAATCTGATTAAAGAACATCATCATCATGATGCCGAAGAAACCCAGCGTGACTGCTCCAGCCAGGATGGGAGGCATCATAGAGCGGGTAGTTGCCTGCATCTCTCTGGCGCTCTTGCGGTCCTCGACTTCCAACTTTTCGAAGTTTAAACCTAGCTCTTGAGCCTGCTTTTGCAACTCAATCTCAGCAATCTTGACTTGCGCAATCTGATCGGCTGACAGCTTGTTGCTGGAGATCATGTCTTGGACTTTGTTTTCATCCACGCCAATGGCTTTGGAGATAGCTGACACGGCCATGCCAGCAAGCGGCCCACCAAGTGCAGTGGCAATTGTTGGTGCAATTTGTTTTAGCCAGTCCATGTTAATACTCCTTTTGAAGTGCTTGAAATACAAAATAAAAGGTGACACCCACCAGAACTACCGAAACCAGTAATGCAGCGGCAATTAACAGCATTTCCTCAATCTCCTCGCTTCGATGTTGAGCCGCTTCTTTCTTGCGCCTTGCTGCGTGGGCAGAATCAATTTCTATCTGCTTTGCTCTGGCGGTGATGCGCATCCAAACATCCATCTTGTTGGCTTGAAAGAAAAGCATCTTTACCTGCTCTTCAAACTGTTTGGCTTGCTCAAGGGCAAGCTCTAATTCCATGGCTTTACCAAGGGCTGAACCCGTGAACTCACCCTTTTGAGATTTCTTAACTACCTCAATTGCCTGCTCTTTGGCGGCAAAGTATTTACCAAGCACTGGCCCCAGGCTTGCCACATCATCAACAGTCTTTGCCGCTTTTTTTACAAGCGTTACCGCCGAAGAAATAGCTGCAAGGGCAGTGATCGGGTCAATCATACTTACCCCTTGAGATCAAAGCTTAGATTAGGGTGACGCGGGTACTGCACAACGCGCTCCTTACATTACACCCCCGAACATCGGAGGCAGTGTTGTTACTTGAATGGCTACGCTCTGCTTTAACTCCAGCGGTTTGCCGCAGTCAGAGCAGGTATCGGCGGCAAGTTCTGCCTCATCCAAGTCGTAACCACAGTGGAGACACACGGACTCCACCTCGTGGGCTGCTTCTATCGTGCCATTAGGCAGCGTCTGGGGGGGCTTGTGCAGTTTCATGCAAACTCCAAAACGCCGCTAATATGGGGCAGCGGCGATATCCCCGTGAGCATTATGCCGAAGGGGTGGCCCAAGGCAAAGGCGGCTGGATCGTGGGTGGGTTGATCTGGTTGTCGATCTGAGCCTGCACAGCGGCCTCTGTTGCGTCTTTGTTGACGCCGTTGGCCCAGCACCAGCCCAGCACCTGATCTTGCGTCAGATTGGCGTAGGGGGTGAACGTGCCGCCTTCTGCTGGCAGCGGGAAAGAGCATGTGGAGTACACAGTG